ACAAAGTCTTCAAGTTTAGCAAAGTTTTCTGTGACTTTTTGACGGTCCTCATTTAACTCTGCAATTTCTTTGGTTAATTGCTTGAGCATAAACTCTTGCAATTTCTCAGAATGTTCGCCGATTTTCTTCTTATATTCAACCCTTGCTTCTGCAAGTGATTTCTTATCTTCAGCAAATTCAGCAACTTCTGATTCCAAACGCTCGGAGACCATGCGATCAATTGCTTCGACCATGTTTGACTTATCATGTTCGTAGCGATTCGCAAATTCTTCACGGAGTTCAGCAGTCACACTATCACGGTGTTCTTTAATCTTTTCGTCCCAAGCACCAGTAATTTGGTCTTTGACCTCTTCACTAATAATACCTGTTTCAAAAAGTTTATTAAAAACATCACTCATCGTGTTTCTCCTATTGTTACTTTAAGCCTTTTATGACTCTTAGCATTGCTTCCTTAAGATGCTTTTGTGCTCTAGCATCTTGTTGTACCTCTGACGCAGTCCTTAACGCACTATAACCACCTTTTGTATTCATAAAATGTTCATAGATTGGTGTTGGATATGCACCCGGGGCACTAGGTTGTGCTACCACGTCAACCGTGATAATTTCGAAATCGCTAACTTCACCATTGGATTCGCTAACATTTCCACTACCCCTACTGGATACACCTAGTTTAACTCCGCTTTCCAGCATTGTTTTAACTAGATTACCCATTGGAGTCGGCAAGACTTTCATCTTGCCAAATCCGTTCGGTCCGTCCATCCACATATCAGTAATCATATGCGATACACGGTCCAAGTTTACTTTCAAATCATCTGGGTGATCTACTTCACCTAGTACAGAATAACCGCCGTGGATTTGATCTTTTAGAGTCTTAACAGCGTTGCCTATTTCGGAAACAGGGTAAACACGCTGATTAGCGTTTTTGACACCACCCTGAATACAGATGCCTTTGAGATAAAGATCCTTGGAATCTCCTTCTCCTTTAGACTCTAGGGTGACCTGTGCTTGGTCAAATGTCAAATTCTCACGTAAGTAAGCCATGTGGCTTTCTCCTTAACAATTATTCAGCACTCTTTGGTGCAGATGCTTTCTTAAAAGAATCCCCAGCGTTTGCACCTGGTTCATTCTCGAAAGATTTCCCCATGTCCTTAGCCGCAGGAGCCTTACCGCCCTTTTCTTCACCACTTTGTGCAATGTTTTTACCATCAGCACCTGAGTCTTTGCCACCTTTCGATGCTACTGGACTCGTAGTGTTATCAGCGCCTTCTGAATTGTTAGGTGCAGAGACTTTTTCTACATACTCACGCATAGTCTCGCCAACGGATTTTTCTTTTTTTGCACCTTCTTCAACTTCTTCACCATCTTCTTCTTTTGCTTCAAATGGTGCTTCCATTGATTCTTCTTCGGCTTCTTCTGATTCTTCATCATCAGCGGCTGGCATATCCATTTCTGGCTCACCTTCTCCGCCTTCTTTGTCGCCCATCATTTCTTCAAACTCTGCTTTTAGTTCGTCTAAAGCGTCTTCTAGGTCAACAACACGGTCTTCAATGTCATCATGTGATTCTTCATGATCATCCATTTCGCCGTCTCCGTCAAAGTCCATGTCGCCTTCAGCGCCAGGTGCTTCAACATCTGAAACCATATCGTCAGCGGCATCGCCACCAACTTCTTCAACTGACTCATCTTCAAAAGACTCGTCTGTTTTTTCTTCTTCTGTATCAGTTGCTTCTTCTACAGCATCTTCTTCATCTTTTTTTGAAGTTTCTTCAACTTCGTCTTCTTTTTCTGATTCATCAGATTCAATTAATCCTTGATAAATCTCTTTTGACTTCTCAACAACGATATCGTGGAATAAAGATTCTGCTTTATCCTTTTCTTCGTTTACGAGAAGGTCTAATAATTGTTCAAACTTTGTATTGTCAGACATCTTATTTCTCCTTCATTTTGTTAATTGGCAAGGCTGTCATAATATATTTACAAAAAAACCAGTTTTACCGGTCCAAATGGTGGTAAAATCGCGGTTTTTTATATCTTTACTTATCAAGACACTCCTCAAATTCTTTATAACTGATAGTTTTATAGTTATTAAAGTTGTTAAAATTGTTAGGATTGTAGTCTTTTTTGCCTACAACACGTACAAATTCACGGTCTGAGTGGTCTCTAAGTATGGTTTCTGTTTGTCTTAGCCAGTTTCCGTAGTATGTTGCTGGTTCATGTGCCTGTTTATAGTTAGGTGTGCCTGCATATATGTTGTTTACTTTACGTCCGCCCTGCAATCCTACATAGTCAAAACCTAAAATATAGATGGTTTGACAGCCATCTAAACAGGCTCTAAGCAGTGCAGTAGGTCCACTGCTCCAGCCTTTGCTTGGACTAAAGTAGTTTAAACCTACATATTCATCGTATGCTTTATTATAATTGGTCCATACTTCTGTTTCAAAATGTGCCCTTGCGGCAACTATTTCATGAACCATTTTAGGATCTACAGCGATAAGTTTGTTGGGCAGAAATTCTCTATACACTGCATTACAGGCATAAACTATTTCTCTATCTTTTAATTTGTTAAGGTCGAACTTCTTTCTAGAGGTTCCATTACCTAATACATACCCAACTCTACGCATGTTTTTATTTACGGAAATAATTTATTAAAGTGTTCCAGCCTGATCCGCTGGTGGTTGACCGTACATAGTTTTTACAAACTCTAGGTCTTTGGCTTGTTCTAATTCTCTAGCCTCTGCTGTTTTACGAATAGTATTAATTTGTCCAAGAGTTAGTCTAGTTTTTCTAGTATCATCTTGTTTGACCACAGAAATATCTCTTTCAGCGTCGTAACGATTGTCATGACTGAAACTATTTCCATCTTTATCAAAATAAAAGAATTCTTTTAACAACATGTTTTTATTTACCTTATATTCCTGTGTCACCGCCACCGCCTGCACCTGGAGTAGGTGTTGCTCCTCCTCCGCCGCCACCTGCTGGTGTAGTGTCTCCGCCTTCTTCTGCTGGAGGTGGTGCATCTGCATCTGGTGTTGCATCACCAAGATTGTCTAGATCACTTTGCATTCCTCCAGGTGTAACACCTGCTCCACGCATCTCAACACCTGCGGCTGGATTAGAAATGTTTTCATCTGTATTTTCTTCACGCCACATAGTTTCGTTTTCTGCCATTTCTTCTGGACTTAATCCTAAGAAACGTTTAAGTGCAAAGCGTTTACTCATATATGGAATTTCTTGTAAAGAAGCAAATGTATTAACACGAGCATTATCCATTTCACTTTGTCTATAAGCGGCAAAGTTTTGTGGTGGTTGGAACATTAGATCAAATAGATCGTTGTCGATGTTTACGCCTTTGGCGTTTAGATACATTTTAAACTCTTTATCAAATACGTGTGCTACAAGACTTTGTAATCTTTCACAGTATTTGTTGAATCTCAGTTCCTGAATATACGCTGTACCAACCCTACCATCATTATATTGTGCGGCAGAATCATCTGCACCTGTTGGTAAGTATGAACTTGGAATACGTAAACCACGGAATAATTTGTTAGTAAAGAATTTTAAGTCGTCAATTTCACCTAAATTAGTACCGCCCGGTAGTGTTTCAACCTTAGAACCTCTACCTTCTGCTGTTTGTGGAAAGAAGTAATCCTCGTTAATAGATAGAGGATTGAAACTAGCATCGATAACATTAGTACCACCACCTGTGCTACTTGGAATACGTCTTTGATGAATTTCATTTTTCACTCTTTCAACAAATCCCATTGCAAGGTGCGTAGGCATGTTACCTACATCAATATAGAACACACGTCTTTCTGGTGCTCTTTGTACACGATATATAATAATCGCGTCTTCTAATAATTCTTTTTGTTTGTAAACTTTAAAAACTGACTCTAACAGTGAATTACCAAACGGAAAGTTTCTGTCTAGTCCTTCACTTAAACTTAAATGTACAAAATGTGCGGCATCAATAGCATATTGATTTAGATTGTTTTCAAAACGTGTGCCTGTTGCACTGTTTACACCGCCAACATAACCACGTCCTAGTGCTCCACCACTTGTTGTGTATTCACTTTGTGATGAAGAACTACTAGCATCAATCTGTGTTACTGATAAATTTTGAAAGTTAGGATTAATATCTCTTACAACATACTGTTCTGGCTCTTTGCCTTCACTTTCATTAACAATAATCTTGTCCATCTTGGACGGATCAACATGCATCCATTTAAATGTTTCAGGATCTCTAACAAAAAATGCATCACCGTATTTGAATACGTTACGAACAATTTTAAAAATACGTCTTTCAAAGTTGTTTAGATCGCACCATTGTTGCAAATACTGTTTTAGAACTTTTGTTTCTGTGCTAGTACCTTGCTTTTTATATGTAATTGTAAACGGTGTTTTGTTTTCTGCATTTTTCTGTGAACAAAATTCTGCAAGAATATCAAGAGCGGCATTTACTTCCGAATCCATATCCATTGTTTCATATTGACCATATCGTTCAATACGATTTGGATGACCTGTGTACACATCTGGCAAATAACTTGAATAGTTAGTACGTGCAGGGCCTGCACCAGTGCCTGGAACAGGACTAGACTGTCCTGATGTGTCTTTAGGTGTGTATTCTTGAAAGTATCTTTTCCAACTCATTACATATTTCTCAATTCATTTAACATTTGTTTATTAATTCTTATTAATTCATCCATCTTACCGCTAGACATAGTATTTACCGATGTGCTAGATTTCGCAGTTGTATTTGATTTTACACTAGATTGTTCCATTTTGTCAAGATCTGCATCAGTCAAATTGGTCATAGATTTTACCAAACCGCGGCCTTGTTCATTAATAGCACCTTGATTTTCTTTTGCATAGGCATCATATTTGGCACCCATCTGTTGTCCTGCTTCTATCATACCTGAAACATTCATTTTTCCATCCGCTGTAAATGCATTGGCTTTTAGATTTGATAAATCACCTTGCATCATGCTTAACATTCCACCGATTGGAGAATTTTTAGGAATAACCGCTTCTTCACCGTGTAGCATTGCTAGTTTGCCTGCACCAAAATTTCCAAATAAACTTCCGTGTCCTAGTGTGCCTTTATTATATAATTTTATTTCTTTTTGATTTTTTGCTAGGTTGTTCAACATTGGATCTGGATTGTTATATTGTTTTTCGATAAACATTCTTAAAGAATTAATTAATAAATCTTGTGCTTGTGCAGGAGTGTCGGCAAGTCCTTCTTCTTGATATTTTTTCATTAAGTTTAATAGTTTTGGATTTTTATTAAACGCATCTGGGTTGGTTGCAAGATCTCTCATCATGGTATTAACTTCTGGCTTTGTTAACCCCATATCTTCTGCACCAAATAATTGGCTAGTATTGTCTTTAATGTCTAATAGATAAGAAGCCATAATCTTAAGTGTTTTTGTTATTGCTGTATCTTCGTCATTTATTTTTAAGCCGGGCATACTTTGATTGTCATCTGATTGTTTTTTCTCGCCTTGGGTTTGTTCTTCGAGTGTTGTTTGTTCTGAGAACATGCCTTTTATTGCATCTCTAAATAATTCCAACACATTGCTAGTTTCTGAAATAATAGTGTTCATTGTTTCATTGTTTTCTAAAAGATCTTCTAGTTCTTCAGCAACTGCTAATCTTAATTCTTGTATTTTCTTATTAATCTTTACTAGTTCTTCTAAATTTTCGGTTTCTTTGCTTCTGCGTTCTGTAAACAGTTTGTCAAGTTCTTCTTGCGACATCTGACCTTTTAGAATAGCACCAAAGATAGATTGGAATGCTCCGTCAAGATCACTACCTGCCATTGAAGCGGCTAACGCAGTCTGTGTCATTCCTCTTCCATACTGATCCTGTAACGTTCTTGTTCTTCCTAGTACATCTCCTAGCATAACCTTGCCAAACTCTTCTGTGCTTTGGGCACTGTTGTTTGCAAATTCTCTATGTTTTCTTAGATCGCCATCTAGACCTTGTACCATAGCACCTATTTGTTGAGCACCTCTGGTCATAGGTTCAAATCCTGCAAGTACTGACATTGCATACTCACGCCCTTGTTCTCCATACATCTGACCATAGGTTGCTACAATCTGATCGTATTTGGCTCTAACCTTAGGATCTTTAATACTCTGCATGAACACATTAAAAATATTATTTGCTCTGGCTTTTTTGATTTGATCTTCTGCTTCGTCGACTTGGTCTCCTGTTAACTCTGCAAGTCTTCTTAAAAATACACTGTAATCTTTTGAACCTTTGGTAAGATTAACATTTTCTTTTCCATACAATCTCATGGCTAAAGAATTTTGATTTAGAAAACTCATAAACTTTTCGTTAGTTTCTTCGAAGTTATATCCAAACATTGCTAACGATTCTGCATTTGCATCAAACGCTTTTCTGCTTTGATCAATAACAAACGCTAGGCCGGCTGGTCCTCCTAAACGTGCAATATCGCCACCCGCGGCTTGTAGATTACCTGTAAACTTTCCTAGGTCAATACCCAGTGCGGCGGCATCTTTGCTTAACGAGTTGAACTGCTTACCTGCATATATTCCCGATGTGGATAAACTGTTAAATGCTTTTTGATTGTCATCTAGAATGCCTAGTAATGCACTTGCTGTTCTTCCTAATCCGCTTATAATAGGTATAACACTGGTAAAGTCCTTCATTACCTGAGAGGCTTTACGCTGTTCCTTGCTGAAATCAACAACTGATTCAGTTGCTCCGGCTAGTACTTTAGTTGCACTACCTGCTACGTTGGCAAATTGCAACACTTTATCGATTACCTTTTTGGTAGCACCTTCGTTTTGCATTGTCAACTTGTTGCCACCATCGACCGCTATACCTAGTTTGTTTGCAACTGCACTCATTGTTGCTTCTGATGCTGGACCTTTGCCACCGCCTAGTTGCTTTAAAAAATCGATTAAATCCTGATTATCTGCCATTCAATTTTATTCCTCGAATAAAGTACGCATATAAATAAAAATGGTACATATTATTGTATATGTTTATTTATGGAGAATAAAAACCAGTGTCAGAACTTTTAAAAAATTATAGCAGACAACCCAAAATCTACTTGAGGTTGCCTAGCGAAGGTAGATTTTACAGTCAAAATCCTACTGAAAAGTCTGGTTCTGGCGAACTTCCGGTTCTTAGCATGACCGCTAAAGACGAACTGATGATGCGTACTCCAGATGCACTAATGAATGGAGAAAGCATATATGCCTGTATTAAATCATGTATTCCAATGATCGACGATCCATGGGAAATTCCATTAATTGATCTTGATGCTGTACTAGTTGCTATTAGAATTGCAACATATGGTGAAAAAATGAAGATGAGTGTAAAAGTTCCGGGCGTTGAAGATGATGAAGATCTGGATGTCGAAATTGATTTGGTCAGCATACTTGACAGTTTTAGAGGAAAATTATGGCAACCTATAGTAGAGTTTAACGATCTCAAATTGCATACAGCACCTTTAAAGTTTAAAGATCAAAACATATACGAGCAACAAAATTTTGAAACAAATCAATTTATTGCAATGATGCGTGACAACACTAAACCTCTAGAGGCCCGCAAAGAAGAAATGAAAAAAGTGTTTGACGCTATTAGCGAAACAAACATTGAACTAGTAACCAATCAAGTTAAAGCAATAGAAATGCCAGATGGCAATATAGAATACAACAATCTAGCAATTAAAGAGTTTTTAAATGGTCTTCCTGTACAGGATTTTGAAACTATTAGACTAGCACTAAAGGAAAGACGTGAATTGTTCGAGTTACCACAACAAACTGTTGTAGTTCCAGCCGCAATGCAAGAAAAGGGAGCACCGGAAAAGTTTGAAATTCCAATGGTGTTTAATCAATCAAGTTTTTTCGCTTTGAAGTAAGACAATGTCAATCGCCTGACGAGATTTCAGCCCTTTTAAAACGTTACGAAAAAGAATATCAAGCAATAGAAAAAGACATAATCGAATTAACTTGGTATATGCGTGGCGGTATCTCAATTGATCAATCATACAACCTTAGTCCAGACCAACGTCAAATCTGTTACGATTTAGTCAAACAGAATATCGAATTATCAAAAAAATCAGGTAATAATCTAATATAAAGTGTATGTATGTTAGTAGATGAACTACGTTCATCTGTGTTATCGCTATCGCTCAAACACATTTATTTCTTTATATATGAATGATAATTGCGAAGCAATTTAGCATCATGTAGATTGTTTCAGTCAGACGGAACCTGTTTACGGTTCCATCTAATCTTGAACATCATGTGAGTTCGTCACAGCCAAGACTTGGAAGTAGGTTGTTTGTT